CAAAGAACGCGGCGCGTACGGGTTCGGGATTTTAAATATTCGCTTTTTTTGCATTTTAGGAGACACATGGCAGGCAAAGGTCCAGCACCAAAAGACGCAGACCAGCGCAGACGCAGAAACGCTGACCCAGTGCCCACACAAGTGGTCACACAGGACGGCATCTTGCGTGGTCCAGATCTGCCAGCTGGCTATCCTTGGCACTCGCAGACATTCCGTTGGTGGGACACTTGGCGCAAATCAGCACAAGCTGTCACTTTCACCGACACTGATTGGGATTTTTTGATTGACACGGCTCTGTTGCACTCGTCCTATTGGAACGGTGACAACGTGGGAGCAGAATTGCGGCTCCGAGTCGCGAAGTTTGGCGCTACACCTGAAGACAGAATGCGGCTTCGGTTGCAAGTTGACGGTGAAGCAGAGGGGGCCAAATCGAACAAGACCCTATCTGATCAGCGACGAACTCGTTTGTTGAGAGTGGTGGGGGAACTTGACAAAGAAGAAACGACAACAGAGTAGCTTCATCTCACTCGGTTGGGACGCGATTGACTGGATTGAGACTTATCTAGTCCACGGCCCAGGCGACGTGCAGGGTGAAGCCATAACTTTAGATGACGAACAAGCGGCTTTCATACTGAAGGCCTACGAACTGGATAAACATGGGAGACGAGTTACACGCAGAGCCTTTTTCTCTAGACCCAAGGGTCGAGCGAAATCTGAGCTTGCTGGAATGCTCGTTTGCTTTGAGGCTCTCGGCCCTGCTCGATTTGACCATTGGGACGCCGCGGGCAACCCAGTGGGACGACCAGTTCAGTACCCGTTCATCAGATGTCTAGCCACTGAAGAACAACAGTCAGGTAACACGTACGACAACGTGCGTTACATGCTCGAGCACATCAAAACGAACTTTGGCACTGAGTATCCAGGCATTGACGTCGGACTCACACGTACTTTCCTAAAAGGTGGCGGCGAAATCGTCCCATCAACAGCAGCATCGGCATCAAAAGACGGTGGAAAAGAGTCTTTTGCTGTTGCTGACGAAACACACCTCTATTCGAGCCCCGAGCTTAAGCGAATGCACGAAACCGTAAGGCGAAATCTTGCCAAGCGAAAGGCTGCAGACCCTTGGATGCTCGAGACTTCGACAATGTACTCGGTAGGCGAGGAATCAATCGCCGAACAAACGCACCGCTTATGGATTTCGATACAAGAAGGCCGCACAAAAAACCCAGGCCTGTTATTCGATCACAAGCAAGCGCCCGAAGTGCCCGACCTGCAGGACAGTGAGCAGCTCAAAAAAGCACTTGCTGTCGTGTATGGGCCAGCTTTTAAATGGTTGGACGTGCCTCGGTTAATGGCCGAAATACAAGACCCGATGACAAAAGCATCGGACGCAAGACGTTATTTTTTGAATCAGCCGTCTACAGACACTGACCGCTACATGAACATCACAGCATGGAATGCAGCGGCTGAACCTGAGGAACTGGCAGAAGGCACCGAGGTCGTTCTCGGGTATGACGGTTCTCGTAAAGACGACGCCACGGTGCTTGTCGCTTGTAGAATTGAAGACGGCAAGATTTTTCAGATCGAGTGTTGGGAAAGACCGCCTGGCCCTGCGGGCTACGGTTGGGAAGTACCAAGAGTCGAAGTTGATGAAGCTGTTCGAATGGCATTCGCAAAGTACAAAGTCCACAAGATTTGGGCAGACCCTTCGGGTTGGCAGTCTTACTTGGACGCTTGGAACTCAACCTTCGCTGACAAAGTAGTTGCGGTTTATCCTTCTAGCCAGCGAAAGCTAATGGCGCAAGGGCTAGACAGATTCCTCGAGGACGTGCTTGAAGGACGTCTAAAACACAGCGGCGCACCCGAACTTACACGGCATGTGACAAACGCAGTACCAACGCGTTATGGTCAAGTGATGAAGCCTTCTCAAAGTCACAAGATCGACGGCCTAATCGCCGCAGTTCTTGCCTACCTAGGCCGCACCGAGGCGTTGGTCAATCCCGAGCCCGTTGCACCAAAAGTCACTTATCACTCAATTCAAGTCTAGGAGAAGCATGAAGCGTTTTGATTTTAGCATCGCAGTTGAGATCACTGGCGTCACTTTGGTGACGGTTGGTCTTGCGTTGCTCTCTCTACCGATTGCGCTAATCGCTCTTGGTTCCTTCCTTGTTTGGGCTACAGAAAAGGCTAATTAATGACTGCTGGCATTTACAACACCACTATCGACCAAGGCTCAGTGTGGTCTGTCGTGTTGGTGTATACCGACTCAAATAACGCCCCTGTCAACTTGACTGGCTATACCGCTGCCATGCAACTTCGCCAAAACTACAACTCTGCAGTTGCAGATCTGACTTTGACAACCGCAAACGGCGGCATCACAATCGTTGGCGCTACTGGCACAATCACCATCACTGCCACGGCGGCACAAACAGGAGCTCTTGACCCAGGCTTTTATGTGTATGACTTAGAATTGACATCGGGTTCAAACATCTCTCGCCTAATCCAAGGCCAGTTGACCGTAGCAGAGCAGGTGACACGATAATGGCAAACAAAGTCACGGTCAACGAAACCAATAACACCGTTGAGATTTCGGCTCCAGGCCCACAAGGTGCACAAGGACCAACTGGTCCCACAGGCGCCACAGGCCCAACAGGCTCAACAGGCCCAGTCGGTGCCACAGGCCCAGTCGGCGCGACAGGTGCCACAGGTCCGAGAGGTGCCACAGGTTCAACAGGTTCAACTGGCCCAGTCGGTGCAACAGGCCCAGTTGGTGCTACAGGCGCAACTGGTGCAACAGGCCCAACAGGAGCAACGGGTCCGCAAGGCATTCAAGGCAACGTTGGTGCGACGGGACCAACTGGTCCAGTTGGCGCTACGGGTTCGACTGGTGCGACTGGTGCAGTCGGCTCAACAGGTCCAACAGGTGCCACTGGAGCCACAGGCCCACAAGGCATTCAAGGTGTTCAAGGCATTCAAGGTGAAACTGGTGCAACTGGTCCAGTAGGTCCAACAGGCGCTACAGGCCCAACAGGTGCAACAGGTGCGGCTTCAACAGTGCCTGGCCCTACAGGTCCAACAGGTCCAGTTGGTGCAACGGGTCCAACAGGTGCAACAGGTGCAGCTTCAACTGTGCCTGGCCCAACTGGTGCTACGGGTCCAGCGGGTGCCACTGGCCCAACGGGGCCCACAGGCTCACAAGGCATTCAAGGCCCAACTGGCGCAACTGGTCCAACAGGTCCAGCGGGTGCTGATGGTGGCTCTGCCAACTACTACGATTACACAGCCGACACTTCTGCCACAACTGGCGACCCAGGCAGTGGGCAGATCTTGTGGAACAACGCCACGCAAACTTCTGCGACGCAAATCAACATCAATCACATCAATGCTGACAACGTTGACATTGACATCTTCTTGAGCCTGCTAAAGGCGACTGATGGCTTAATCATTCAAGACAAAAACGTCTCAGGCAACTTTCAAAAATGGACAGTTTCGGGCGCACCAGTAGCTCAAACCAACTATTGGCAAGTTCCAGTCACTTTTGTTTCATCAGGCGGTCTTGGCACAACCAACTTCAATAACAACAACGCTTTAATCCTCGCCATTGTCACTACGGGCACAATCGGTCCAACTGGAGCAACAGGCCCACAAGGCGCGACTGGTGCTACTGGCCCAACAGGTCCTGTGGGCGCCACAGGCGCAACTGGCCCGCAAGGTCAGATCGGTCCAACAGGCGCAACTGGCCCAGCTGGTGCAAATGGCGCCACTGGTGCAACAGGTCCACAAGGTGAGGTTGGTCCAACAGGAGCCACTGGCCCAGTCGGTGCAACAGGCCCAGTCGGTGCTACAGGCGCAACTGGTCCACAAGGAATCCAAGGAATCCAAGGAATCCAAGGAATCCAAGGAGAGACTGGTCCAACGGGCCCAACAGGCCCACAAGGTCCAACAGGCCCACAAGGCGCAACAGGTCCAGTTGGAGCAACAGGCGCAATTGGGCCACAAGGGATTCAAGGCGACGTCGGCGCTACTGGCCCAACAGGTCCAGTCGGCGCAACAGGCCCACAAGGCCCAACAGGCGCCACTGGTCCACAAGGAATCCAAGGCCTAACTGGTGCCACTGGTCCAGCGGGAGCGACAGGCCCAGCTGGCGCGACAGGCGCGACTGGTCCACAAGGCATCCAAGGCGACACTGGAGCAACTGGCCCAACTGGTGCCACGGGCCCAGTCGGCGCTACTGGTGCAACAGGTCCCGTTGGTGCCACAGGTCCGACAGGTGCTACAGGTCCACAGGGTAACGACAATCCAGTCGTTGACTACCTCGACGGTGGCAATGCTTCAATGAACACCGACGTTATTTATAGCGCCCAGACTTCAAGCACTACATCTTGGACCTACACAATAGACGCTGGTGGGGCGACAGTAACCTTCTAAACAAGCGAAAGCAGGAGACATGACAGCAAGAATGCAACAACGCCGAGACACGGCAGCGAATTGGACAAGCGCCAATCCGACTTTGGCCGCTGGTGAGATTGGCATTGAAACCGACACTCAAAAAATGAAGGTCGGCACGGGTAGCACAGCATGGACTTCGCTTGCCTACGCTGCGACTGGCACCGTCACCAGCATCACTGCTGGCACTGGTTTGTCAGGAGGTACAATAACCTCAAGCGGAACAATCGCGATTGATTCAACTGTTGCAACACTAACTGGTTCACAAACTTTGACTAACAAAACCTTGACATCTCCAGCTGTCACTGGTGGCACGATAGTAGACTCCGTTGTGCGAGGTCTTGATGAGGATGTGAACGTGGTTGCCTCTGCTGCAACTGGCACAATCAATTTTGATGTTTCAACTGCTTCTGTTTGGTATTATACTTCAAACGCAACTGCAAACCACACTTTGAACTTTAGGTATTCAAGTGGCACTTCGCTCAACACTGCGCTAGCAGTCGGTGACGCAATCACACTTGTTTGGCTAAACACCAATGGCACAACAGCTTACTACCCAAACGTCATTCAGATCGACGGAAGTGCTGTTACGCCAAAAGTGCCAGCTGCAATTACAGCAGGAAACGCATCAGCAATTGATGCTTATTCATTTACAATTATCAAAACGGCATCTGCGACCTTCACAGTGCTAGAAACACAAACCAAGTTCGCTTAAAGGGGATTAAATGTCACCATTGATTAGCACTCGAGCTGGTGCTTCTGCTCGAGGCTATGGCGGTCTATCTGTGGCAACAGCAGTGGCCGATTACGACCTCATTGAAAAAAGAGTGTTAAGTAGCAACGTAGCCTCAGCAACTTTCAGCGCTATCTCTGCAAACTACAAGCATTTGCAGTTTTTTGCTGATCTGCGCAACACCGATGGTGGGGCAGTGATTAACGTTGCGGTGTATTTTAATAGCGACGTTACTGGTTCAAACTACCAACGCCACTATTTACAAAATGCTTATAGTGGTGGCATAACTTCGGGTGGTAGCGGCAGCGCTGCATTTAACTACGCATACTCTGCAGGCACAACCTACGCAACAAACACTGCAACTAATCACATCAACATTTACGACTACACGTCAACAACGAACTATAAGATGCTAACTAACGTTTCCATGTTCTTAAACAACGGACTGGGGTCGGGCATTTCTCAGGGCTTTGGTGGCATATATACTGGCGTTTGGCGCAACACAAATGCAATATCTTCTGTGACGTTTGAAGCAGCTAGCGGCACACTTGAGTCTGGTAGTACTTTTTGGCTTTATGGAATCAAGGGTTAGGAATTAATATGCCAGCAGCATTTGAGTCAATCCAAACAGCTTCACCAAGTGGTGGCACTTCAATAGTTACTTTTTCTAATTTACAAACGACCACACAATACGACCACTTCATGCTTAGTTGTTATTTTCAAGCAAGTTCAGGAGCGGGTGGTTCAAACGTTCTTATTAGATTTAATGAAACAAACACCAACTACAACTATATCAGAACAATGGCGGACGGTGGCAGCGGTTCAGTAAGCGCCAACGCAGATGCAACGGAAATTGATATTGCCGACGTTGGCAGTGGTTTTGGTGCAGCGATTGTTTGGATTATCGGGGCCCGCACTGGCGAGTACAAAAATGTGTATTCTCAAGGTGCACCCGACAGTGCTCAACGCTCTAAGTTTGATTTTGGCCAATGGCGCAACACAAACAACATTACCAGCATAAGTTTCTTTCTTGGTGATGGCCGCGGTATGAGCAGCAATACTCGCATCGCTCTTTATGGAATTAAGGGAGCCTAATGCCTACAACTTGGACGCACATATCAACTGCAACAGTCACCTCGGCAACGCAAACTTCAATTGTATTTGATTCTATATTAAACACTTATTCTGACCTAATGTTAATTGGTTCTGTAAGAAGTACAAGAAGCGGGGGAGATGCAGCGCAGTTGCTGATGCGCATGAACGATTCTGCTTCATCATATTACTGGAACACGTTAAACTCCAATGCAGCTGGCAGTTATTTTGCATTGTCTGAATCTACAGATAGTTCAAGAGCGATGAATGGTTATCATTCACAAAGCACTACTAACCAAACCGCTACTTACAGCGGTTACCAAATATCTATACCAAATAGGTTCTCTGAAGGCAATCCGTTCTACGTGAGTTATGGCGCCCAAGAGATCAATGCAAGCGGAAACTACATTTCCTATGGAAGTGGAACCAACAATGGTATAAGCTCTAGCATCACCAAGTTAGAGTTCTACTCTGAACCAGGGTCAAGTTTTCAGTTTGTGCAGTATTCAACAATTTCATTGTACGGTCTAATTCGAGCATAGGAGAAAACATGCTAACAAAACTAATCGTAGACTGTTCCACAGGGCAACAAACAGAGGTCGAATTGACTCCTGATGAGATAGCGGAACTTGAAGCACGTCAAGCTGCTTTTGCTATTGAAAAAGCTAAAGAAGAAGCAGAAGCACAAGCTAAAGCAGCAGCTAAAGCATCAGCAGAGGCTAAACTTGCAGCTCTTGGTCTTACAGCCGAAGAGATAGCAGCACTTTAATCAACAGGTCGGGGGACCAATGAGATTTCACGTCGTATCGCTTCCACACACTAACACAACCAAAGACTTTACAAGTTGCGCATTCACTGAAAAAGTGAGGCGCTTCTGCATCATGATGACAAACCTCGGGCATGAGGTTTTCCTCTATGCTGGCGAACAAAACGAAGCGCCAGTGACAGAACTTGTCACTTGTATTTATGAAGACCAAAGAGTGGCTGCAATTGCAGGCGGTCATTACACCACGGCCTCATTTGACACAACGCTGCCGCACTGGCAGATCTTCAATGCGAATGTGATTCGCGAGATCTCGGCGAGAATCGAGCCAAAGGACTTCATTTGTCTTATTGGCGGCTACGCACACAAACCAGTTGCAGACGCTTTTCCCGAGCACATGTCGGTTGAGTTCGGCATTGGCTACGGCGGTACATTCGCAAAATACCGAGTTTTCGAGTCTTACGCGTGGATGCACTCGATCTACGCAGCTTACAAGAACCCGACCACTATAGATGGCGAGTTCTTTGACGCAGTCATCAATGGGTACCTTGAACCCGAGCAGTTTCCAGCTGGCAAAGGCAACGGCGACTACTACTTTTTTATCGGCAGACTGATCGAGCGAAAAGGCTACAACATCGCGCAGGAAGTCTGCAAGCGCCTTGGCAAGAGGCTTATTATCGCAGGCCCTGGCCAACCAAACGGCGGCTACGGCGAGTTTGTTGGCAACGTTGGTCCTAAGAAACGAGCAGAATTGATGGGTGGCGCGGTTGCGCTGTTTGCGCCAACAACTTACATTGAACCCTTTGGCAACATCGTGATTGAAGCTCAGACTTGCGGCACTCCAACCATCACAACTGACTGGGGCGCCTTTACTGAGACCAACATTCAGGGTGTCACAGGCTTCAGATGTCGCACGCTTGCGGACTTCATGAAAGCGGCAGAGGACGTCAAGTCTTTGAACCGCACAAAGATCAGAAAGCAAGCAATCGAAAAATACTCACTTGAAGCAATAGCACCAAAATACCAAGACTATTTTGATAGGTTGTTGACCCTTTGGGACGACGGCTGGTACCAACTAAACGACAAAGAAAAGGCCACTAAATGAGCTTATCTAAAAGGCTAAAAGCAGCCAGCGAGCAGCGAGCGCAAAACCAGTTCGTCGAGCCGCTTGTGCCTGGTCGTCCTGCGTACTCAACCCCAGCTGGCGTTGATGTCAATGCCGACACTGCAATTCGCATGTCAACCGTTTATGCCTGTGTTCGCCTGTTGGGCGACACCATCGCTTCTTTGCCGCTTGGCGCTTACGTTCGCCGCGGACGCAACCGCCTGCCTTACGCCGTTGTTTATGGCGAGCAACCAGGCTGGGTCAACAACCCAAATCCTGAGACCACAAGGCTCGAGTTTTTTGAGCAAGTTGTTTCCTCTTTGAATCTGCACGGCAACGCGTTTATTTTGACGACTCGGGACGAAATGGGCGATGTAGTTGAGCTGTATTGCATCAACCCGCTCAACGTTCGCATTCGCCGTCCGAATCCAAACGCCGAAATCGTCTATGAAGTAACAGTCGGCATGAACGCTGAAAACAGCTTGTACGACAACATGCAATCAACCGACCAAGCAATCAAGGTCATGACGCTCACAAAGCGCGACATGTTGCATATCCCAATGTTTAGACTCCCAGGCCAGCTGTTAGGTCTTGGTCCAATCGGCGCAGCTCGAGTGACACTCGGTTCTGCGATGGCAGCCGAAGTTTATGCGGCCAGCTACTTTGGCAACGCTGCAAACCCAGGCGGCGTGATCGAATCCCCAGGCGAACTTACTGAGGAGCAGATCACAGACATCGCTCGCAACTGGAACCTCTCACACACAGGCCCTTACCGCGCTGGCAAGCTCGGTGTTTTGACTGGTGGTGCTTCATTCAAGCCGCTAACACTCAATGCCGCAGACGCGCAGCTCCTTGAAGTGCGCCGCTTTGGAGTTGAAGAAATCGCACGTTTGTTCCGTGTCCCGATCTCATTACTCGGCCACCCAGTGGCTGGAGCCATGAGCTTTGCATCAGTTGAAGCTCAAAACCTTTCTTTCGTTCAACATTCACTGCGCCCACTCTTGGAGCGTTTAGAGCAAGCACTTTCACCTCTCTTGCCTGAGCCTGACGGCTTTATCAAGTTCAACCTTGACGCGCTACTTCGCGGCACAACACTTGAGCGCTACGAGGCTTACACCAAAGGCTTAAACGAAGGCTTTTTGTCACTCAATGACGTCAGAGCTGTAGAAGATCTGAGCCCACTTGGTGAGTCAGGCGACCAGTACAGAGTTCCCTTGCAGAACATCGACGCATCAGACGCTAAAGATGTCGGTATGAAGCTACGCACCGAGATCGCCACCAACCTCATTCAGGTTGGCTTCGAGCCTAAATCGGTCCTCGAAGCTGTCGGTTTGCCAGCGATGAACCACACGGGAGTGCCAACAGGTCAGTTGCAGCAGGTCTCAACGATTGACCCAGCAAACCCACTATCAGTCTATGAGGTCGAATAATGCCATATTACATTTCGGACCAGCAGAGCGACTGCTCAGGCTGGGCGACAGTAAAACAAGAATCAGACGGCAGCTACACCACACTAGGTTGCCACGACACAAAGCAAGGCGCGATTGACCAAATGGTCGCGGTTTCCATCGCAGAAGACATGGAACCAGGCGGCGAAGTTAGCAAGCGCGAATCCGTCGGGGAAGACAGGAGCAAGATGAAAAAGATCGAGCGCCGCACTTACACAGTGCGCAACGTCGAAACACGCCAAGAGGACGACGGCAAAATGCGCTTGTCGGGTTACGCGGCCGTATTCAACGACCCAAGCGTGCCACTTCCATTCAGCGAGCGCATCGCTCCAGGCGCATTTCGCAAGACTCTCAGCGAGACACCAGATGTCCGCTTGCTAATCAACCACGAAGGCTTGCCATTGGCTCGCACAAAGAACAACACCCTCACACTTTCAGAGGACGAAGTCGGTTTGCGGTTTGATGCAGAACTGCCTGACACCAGCGAGGCTCGAGACCTTTACACTCTTATTCAGCGAGGCGACGTCGATCAGATGAGCTTTGCATTTCGTGTTATTCGTCAAAAATGGAACATCGACCGCACAGAACGCACACTGACCGAGGTGTCGCTCGCGGACGGCGACGTTTCAGTTGTTACCTACCCAGCTTATCCAACCACAACAGTCGAAGCGCGTGAGCACCTTGCAAGAGCAATTCAAGCCGTCAAAGAAGGACGCGAGATCTCAGGCGAGTCTCTTATCGTTTTGCAAAGCGTTTTTGAAAAGGTGTCAGAAGGCCATGAGTACGTCATGGAAGCAGTTGAGATGTTGGCTGCTTTGATGGACGCACAAGAAATACCTGTTGAAGATGAAGCCACAATGGGCGAGGACGAGGACAAAATGGAAGAGGAAGCTGCGACACCGCGCTCGATCTCACTTCGCCTTGCAAAAGCACTCGTCAACAGCACCAAATAAGATTCTGCTGGTAAATCGCTAGCAGATACCGAAGTCGGAGCGAGACTCACACCCCAAAAGCGCCGTGAGCACAATCGCCACCACCTCGATTCCAAACTCATAAGGAGCAGAATACAATGTCATATCTTGACAAAGTAATCGAGCGCCGTGATGCAGTTAAGGCAGAAATGGACGCAGTTCTTGAGGCAGTAGCCGCAGAGAACCGCACCGACCTTACTGCAGAGGAGACCGAGAAGGTTGACGCTCTTGTAGAAGAGTCACGTTCACTCGATTCAAAGATCGACAAGTTGAAGGCACAAGCAGATGCAGACGTTAAAGCTGCAGAAGCTCGCGCTGCAGTTGCATCAGTTGCAACACCAGCAACTTCAACAAGCATCAAGGTAGTGTCAGAGGCACGTACCTACACACCAAACTCAGGCAACTCATTCGTACGTGATGCATTCAATGCTCAAGTACGCAACGATTTTGCAGCATCTGAGCGCTTAGCACGCCACATGAAGGAAGAGTCAGTCGAACGTCGCGACGTTGACACATCTAACTTCGTTGGTTTAGTGGTACCTCAATATCTCATCGATCTAGCCGCGCCTTTGGCTCGCGCAGGTCGCCCAACGGCAGATTTCGCCACAAATAAGATGGTATTGCCACCAGCTGGTATGCAGCTCAACATTAGCCGCATGACAACTGGTACCTCGACTGCAGTTCAGGAAACACAGAACACCAACGTTTCCGAGACTGACGCAGACGACACACTGTTGACAGTTGACGTCCGCACAATCGCAGGACAGCAAGACCTCTCCCGCCAAGCAATCGAGCGCGGAACTGGCATCGACACATTCGTCGTTGCAGACCTCATTCGTTCATGGCACACAACCCTTGACGCACAAGTTCTAAACGGAACTGGCTCAAACGGTCAAATGAAGGGAATCCGCGCTTCAGGTGGAAACGCAGTCACCTTCACATCAACAGCACCAACTGTTGCACTTCTTTATCCAAAGCTAGCTGATGCGTTGCAGAAGGTACAAAGCAACGTCTTCACAACTCCAACTCACTGGATTATGCACCCACGTCGTCTTGCATTCTTGCTTGCTGGCGTTGACAGCTCAAACCGTCCACTTGTAGTTCCAACTGCAGGTTCACCAATGAACGCTGTATCAACAGGTGCTGGAGTTGCACAGTACGCCAACTCAGGCTACCAGCTACTTGGTCTCCCAATCATCACAGATGCAAACGTGGGCACAACCTACGGCGCAGCAACCAACCAAGACGAAATCTACTTGGTCGATTCACGCGAAATGCACCTTTGGGAGCAAACAGGTGCTCCATTCTCACTACGTTTCGATGCAACTGCCCCAGGCAGCTTGACAATCAAGACAGTAGTGTACGGATACGCAGCGTTCACCGCAGAGCGTTATCCATTGGCCGCTTCCATCATTTCAGGAACTGGTCTGACAGCACCTTCCTTCTAATCTGAAGGAATACTAGAACAAGCGCAGGGCAGGTGAGACTCCCCCGACTCATCTGCTCTGCGCCTCTCGGGGGAGAACATGAAATCAAGCCACAAAGTATCAATCGGCGTCTGTGACCCAGGCTCTGTGAATGGCGATTTTGCCTTTCGCATGGTCCAGCTGGCACAATCCCGAGGCTCTAGGCTCGGTCCGTTTGTTCGCATCAAGGGCTCAGGCTTACTGAGCAAGCTGCGAAATCGAGTGGTCAAGGCTTTTCTTGACAACACAACATCAGACTGGCTTCTGCTGATCGACACCGACGAACAACTCACGTTGCAAGCGTTTGACCAGCTTATTAACACAGCTCATGACAAAGAGCGCCCAGTGGTTTCGGGCCTTGTGTTTGCGGCTTTCAATGCCGACCAAAACCTCTACCCTCAACCCGTGCCCGCAATATTTCAAGACGCACCCGAGGGCTTTATACCGCTCAACAAGTACGACCGCAACGCCATTTTTGAGATCGAAGCTTGTGGCACTGGCTGTTTGCTAATCCACAGAAGCGTTCTTGAAAAGATGCGCGAAGTTGCGGACCCCCACCAAGGCACCGATTGGTGTTGGTTTTGGGACGGCCCGCTCAATGGCATTTGGATAAGTGAAGACCTGCTCTTTAGTCGCAGAGTAAGACAGCTTGGCTTTCCGATTTACGTAAACACCGCGGCAATCTTGCCGCACCAAAAGACTTACTGGCTCGACGAAAAGCACCACATAGATTGGCAACTCAACAGCTAGAGAAAAGGACACAGCGTGGCTCTAACCAACTGCTATTGCACTCTGTCTGATCTGAAGACATCACTCGCAATCGAGGACATTCAGGACGACACAGGGCTTGAAGCTGCGATTTTGACCGCTAGCCGCATGGTTGACGATTACACAGGCAGATTCTTTTACCGCGACGGCACTTCAGCCGCTCCAGTAACTCGCTACTACACAGCGCAAGACTGGTGGACTTGCAACATTGATGATTTTGTGTCGCTCACTCAGATCGCCACTGACGACAACTTCGACCAAACGTACGACACGATTTGGACTGCGTCAGACTACATGACAGAGCCAGTCAACAACCCACGCCGAGGTTGGCCTATGAACCGCCTTCTTGCTATCGGCTCCTATATCTTTCCTTACAACTTGCCACAGTCAGTTCGCGTTCAGGGCGTTTGGGGCTGGAGTTCAGTCCCCGCCGAAGTCGCCATGGCAACCAAGATTCAAGCTTCTCGTCTTTTCATTCGTCGCCAATCCCCGTTCGGTATTGCGGGCACTCCTGAACTTGGCACAGTCAGACTTTCATCTCGCCTTGACCCAGATGTTGAGGCCCTCATTCGCCCATTCCGCAAGATGAACGGTTTAGTGGCGTGATTCCAAGCGAGATCAGAGAAGGCCTCAAAAAGAATCTCAGCGACATTGACGGACTACGTTGCTACGACCAAGTTCCCGATGTAATCGTCCCGCCTTGCGCTATTGTCGGCCAGCTCGATTTCACTTTCGATCTGAACAACGCTCGCGGTCTTGACCAAGCCAATCTTGATGTGTTCGTTATCGTCCAACGCTTTTCAGAGCGCACTGGGCAAGACAAGCTAGACAAATACCTAGCTGGCTCAGGTAACTACTCAATCAAGGCGGCCATCGAGTCAGACCGAACTTTGGGCGGTGCTTGCAATACACTGCGAGTCACTTCTGCAGAGTCGGGCACTTTCCAAATGGGCGATATCGACTACCTGTCTTATCGTTATCGAATCACTGTATGGGGTCAAGGAGACTAACCATGAACTACACCATCGCCTCGGACATTCTCGAGGTCGGCAACAAGAAAAAAGGCGATTTAATCGCCA